TTAAAAGATGTACGTTTCGCATACTCAACGGTAATTTTAGTAAGCTCCTCAGAGATGACTGATTTACTCAAGTTAATTGATACCCCCAAAAGATTACAGACCTCTAAATATTTTGAGGCAACTTTTGGATCAAATATCTGGATGTCATCCCCTAGGACCTCATAGTTCTCAAATCAACGATCATTATTAATCATATAACACTGTCTATAACAGTATTGTACAATTAAATGATGGGTGATTGCGAGCATAGCTCAAGAACTTAAAGCTCCCATAGGCTGACCTACAGAGTAATAGACTGGACCTTCTGGAAGATCATGATCGTTCTCACGAATCATATAAGGTCTTCCAACCAACAAAGTCCCTCAAGACTCTCCAAACTCTTTTCCAAAGAGAGAGGAAAGAATAGAGGCTTGTAAGGATAAAGGAAGTCTATCAGTTGCAGCGGATAAATCATACCCGTACGCAACTCCCTTTGCTTTTGCCTTTTCTTGACAACGCTTAAAAGAGGAATCCTGATCAAAAGTACCATCATTTGGTAGTTTTGAAAGGATCTCAAAAAGCTTATCATGTAATGGCTTAAGTAGAGACTGTGTCCAAATATCAACCATAGCAAAGACCCTGAGCTTTCCTGCTGGTTCAACTTTAAAAGCAAGTTGACCAAGTAAGGAAGATCAACCTAAACCAGAGATAGTAAACTGCTCAGCAGCAGTTTTCTTCTTTGGAACTATAATAGCTTCTTTAAAATTTATGAAGTTATTATAACAACTTAGGAGATCAGAGAATAATTGGTTTTTATCACCAATAACTCTAGACAAGGTCTTAAAAGCCTTAAAGATATTTGGAGTCATACAGATTGAAACACAATCTGTAATGATCCCATGCCAAGACACCTTGTTACTAGGACTAGATTTTTCTAGAACTAATAACTGGGGGGATTTCAAAGGGTTCTTATCGATCCATTGAGGTATAGTACTATCATTCGAACCGAAAGATAAAATCTTCGGAGAGAATTTTAGCATTCATAGCTCAAGCATTGATAAAAACTCTTGATTTCCATCAAAAGGGTCAGTGATAGTTTTTAATTTTGGGTTTAAAGGTGATTTAATCACTCTGTAAACTGAAAATAAAGATAATCACAATCGAATAATACTGGAATGCTGACGTCGTATTAAAAAACGATGTCGACTTCCAATAATTATCGGTAATCCATTTGACAATCTCGGTAATGGTAAGTCTGGCTCTAATTATAACCATCTTCAACTAACTAAGCCTTTCTTAAAAAGATCGGTATAGTAGGATATGATAGGGTAAGCAAGGTAAGAGTCTTTTGTTCTCTTTCTCGATTTCCCAACACATATACTAAAGATTGAAAGAGGATTATGGTCTTTAAAACGCTCTACTAATTTTTTAGCAATAGCGATACGACCAATCAAGTTATCCTGAGCTGCTACCATTTTCCATGAGACAGCAGAAACATCTACATCCTTAAAAGATGTACGTTTCGCATACTCAACGGTAATTTTAGTAAGCTCCTCAGAGATGACTGATTTACTCAAGTTAATTGATACCCCCAAAAGATTACAGACCTCTAAATATTTTGAGGCAACT